CAAAGTGGAGTATTACAACCAAATTTGCATGTATTCATAAATGGCAAAACGTTAAGTAGTATTAACATTGAAAAAGTTTGGAAGTTTTTGGAAAGTAGGGGTATTAAATAACCCCTATTTTTTTTAAATTTTTTTTGTTTTTTCTTGTTATTTTAAAAAATATAATTAACTTTGTATTGTTAATCAATTAAAAACTAAAAACATGAATTTATCTAAGTACAAGCAAAATCTAAGAATCGAAGGTAACAAAGTTATCAGTTATGTGACTCACGTTGCTACTATTAATCATGCAGAAGGAACTTTGACCCAGTTAGGTTATTGGTCAATGACTACTCAAAAGCACATTAATTACGTTGCTAAGGAATTACGTTTAACTTTAATCAAAGAGGCATGAAATTAAATTTAGCAGAAATTAACGACATGATAAAATCACAAAAAAGAGTGATTGAATCAAGATTGGAAACGCTTAAAAGATATGAAGAAATTGATATTAATGATTATCTTTTAAATAATATCAAGTACAAAATTGAAATTGGTAATATGGCTTTATTAAGATTGAAAAAATACAAAAGGAAGTTATTGGAAATTGAACTTATGAGAATAAGTAACGAAATTACATTTTTTGACTTTGGAAGATGAAAACAAAACTAACAAAAATACAGCTGGAAGAAATGGCTGAAAAGATGTTAAAAAGAGCAAATTCGACCAATAATCATTTGACATGGATGGAAGTCGGACATTACAATTTTAATAATAATGAATATATTATTAGGTATTTTAAATTAAGTCAATTATTAAAGATTCAATTAAAAGCTTATAATCGTTTAAAAAATTATGCCTATAATTGCAAGTAAATGAAAAAATACTTAAAAATTTTATTAAGCATGGTTTTACTTCCATGCTTTTTTTGTTTATATATTTTAGACAGAATTTACCTAATACCTATAATATGGTTGACAGCATTTCCAATAAATCTTTGGTTTAAAAAAGAAAATGAAATAACTGCCAGTTTTATTAGAGTTTCTGTGATAAGTGTTATTAATTTTATAATTTATTTAATTGTTTGACATGCAAAAAGTAAAAATTACTCAAATTAAGCAAAATCCTGACAATCCTCGAATTATTAAAGACGATAAGTACTCCAAGTTACTAAACTCAATTAAAGAGTTTCCAGACATGTTAAACAAGCGTCCTTTAATTGTTGTTACAGATATTGATGGCAAATATATTGTTTTGGGTGGTAATATGCGCTTAAAAGCGTTAAAAGAGCTAAAATATAAAGAAGTTCCAATAATAGTAGCAGATGAATGGACAGAGGAAGAAAGAAAACAATTTATAATTGAGGATAACGTTAGTTTTGGTGAGTGGGATTTTGATAGACTGGCAAATGAGTGGGATGTAGCGGATTTAACTCGTTGGGGTTTGGAAATAAAGGATTATGACATTATAGAAAATGATAATGAAGAACTGAGTACAATTGACGATATTAATTTTGTGGATGAATTTAATGAATCAATAAATTTTATTATTAAATGTGAGAATTTAGAACAATTGGAACAACTTCAATCTAAATTAAATACAGACGCGCAAAAAATGGGATATAAAGATTTCATATTGAAAACAGCACTATGAAAATTGCCATAATAGAAATATATCCTAATAAAAAAATGGATATAAAAAAAATGATTGACGCGCATTTAAGAAACAGCGTTATAATATCAAAAGAAATAAATGCCGACTTATTATGTATTGAAAGCGATTTTATAAAAGCATTAAATAAAAAATATGACGTATTAATTTTAGGATATGCTTCAGGATATGCGCCATTTACTTTAATAAGAAAACTTATTGAAAACAATCAAAACGCTCGGAAAATCGTTCTTTCAAATGAATACAATATAGTTCCAAGCGTTGGGGGTTTTTTGCCTTATGAATTAATTGCAAATTATGAAAAAATAAAGAGCAAAAGTAAAGCAATTACAAAATTTTATCATTTAAACTTAAATTTGTTATTTGCAAAAGAACCCAACTTAAATATCAATAAAAAATATGACTGTATTTATTACGGAACATTTCGCGTAAATCGTTCAAAATACTTTAAAAAATACTTACAAAATCAAATATATTTAAGCACTTCGGATAAAAATTTTAAAAAATATAAACATGCTGGAGCTAATCCCAAATACATTAAAAAGCTATCATGGGAAAAAAATAAAGAAACTTTAAACTTATTTAAATACAGTTTATATATTGAGGATGAATTTACACACAATGTATTTAATAACTTAGCCAATAGATGGTATGAAGCTGGATTTTGTAATAACGTTGTATTTTTTGATAAAAATTGCATGAATACAATAAATAAATCCGAAATTGGATATTATAAAGAACAAATCGAATTTTATATTGTAGAAGATTACGAAAGCTTAATAAATAAAATTAGAGAGTGCAATAAAGACTTTGGAAAGCATTTAGCAATACAAAAGACTTGGAGAACGTCACAGTTACAATTAAGAGCGGAAATGATAAATAAATTAAAAAGTATTATTTTTGATGAATAACAGCACAAAAACAGCATATCATGGGCGCAAAAGACATCAAAAAACACGAATTTAAAAAAGGTGAGAGCGGAAACCCTAATGGTAGACCTAAAGGAGTCAAAAATAGGTCAACGATAGCAAAGAAGTGGCTCAATGTAAATCAAAACTTAAAAAATCCTTTAACAGCAGAAACCGAGCGCATGAGTCAAGAGGATTTAATGACTTTGGCGCTAATTAAAAAAGCTCGGGAAGGTGATGTTTCAGCGTATAAGGCACTAATGGATTCAAGCTATGGCGCACCTATTCAGCAAGTAGAACAACAACAAACGAATTTTGATTTTACTAATTTAACAGCCGAAGAAATAAGAAACATTCTCAAAGATAATGGAGAATATCAGGAATAAACAGCTTATTCAAGAATTAAAATATCAATTGGCAAGACATGATTTTTGGCAATTTTGTTTAATTTATGACAATGATTTTTTTACAAAACGTAAATTTTTAAAAGAAGTAGCCATTGCTTTCCAAGATATATTTGAAAATAAAATAAAATCTTTGTGTGTTTCAATGCCACCGAGAGCTGGTAAAAGTTATATAACGTCTTTATTTTGTGCATGGGCAATTGGTAACAGACCTACCGAATCTGTAATGAGAAATACTTGTACCGCTTCATTATATGTTAAATTTTCATACGATGTTCGAGCAATTGTAAAAAGTGAAATTTTTAATGAAGTATTTAAAACAGTTCAACTCAGTGAAGATAAAGCAAATCTAAGTGGCTGGAATACTAACAGCGCTAAACAGGTGAGTTATTTTGGAGCTGGTGTAGGGGGAACAATTATAGGCTTTGGAGCGTCAATGGTAGCAATTACGGACGACTTATACAGAGGTCTGGAGGACGCTTTGAGTGATACAATAAATAATAGGATAATACAATGGAAAGAAGCTACACACGATTCCAGATTTGAAAAAGGTTGTGCGCGAATTGACATTGGTACTCGCTGGTCATTAAACGATGTAATAGGAAGAAATACGGAACAAAACATTTATGAGCGTTCAATAGTGATTAGCGCACTTAATGAAAATAATGAAACGTTTTGTGATGAAGTAATGACCACCGAAGAGTATATTAAAAAGAAACAACGAACAGAACCAAGCATATGGGAGGCTGAATACATGCAGAGTCCAATAGATGTTATGGGAAGACTTTTCAACAATCTTAAATACTACGACGAACTTCCAAACATCGAAGGAGCTATTGCCTACGTTGATGTGGCAGACCAAGGCAAGGATTATACAGCGTGTGCGATTCTTGGCGTAAGTGGTAACGAGTTTTACATTTTAGATTACGTATTTAATCAACAAAATACAGATAAAACGTTACCATTAATTAGTTCACTATTAAATAAATGGAAAGTGTCATATTGTAGAGTAGAATCAAATTCAATGGGCGCGATGTTTTCGCGACATTTACAGAAAATGACCTCAACTGTTATACTTCAAGTTAATAATACAAGTAAAAAAGAAACAAGGATATTAATTCAAAGCGCTTGGATTATGCAAAGAATGAACTTTAAAAGAGCTAATGACAATGAATCCGAGTTATTTATTGCAAATGTATTAAACTATTCAAAAGAAGGTAAAAACAAAAACGACGACGCTCCAGACTGTTTGGCTGGTCTTTCAATGTTTGCTCAAAGCATGTTTAAAAATATAGCTTAGTAAATTTTTTTTTAATTTTTTTTTAAAAAAGTTTGTTATATTAAAAAATATATCTATATTTGTATTGTTCAATTAAAAACAAAGAAAAAATGGAAAATTTATTAAGAAACGAAATAGAAAAATTATACGATAACGAAAAATTATATTATTACGAAAATCGTTGTTGGTATACTTGTTTTATGGTTTGGCAGAAACTAAAAAAACAGTTTAAAAATAAATTAATAATGGTCGAAGGTCTTGCTAATGGTTATTTACACTATTGGTTAGAAAACAAAGAAACTGGCGAAGTATTGGACGTTCATTATTCAATGATGGAATCTTGTACAGTTGGTTTGATGTGGTGCGAGGAAGAATATAAATACGAAAAGCAAAAAGAAATGAATCTTTTTAATTATCATAAATCTTATCAATCATGTCAAAGATTCGCTCACAACATGAAAAATAATAAGTCTAAATGGGTTTGGGTTTGGTGTATAGAAGAAAAAGAAAACTAAAAAAAACTTAAAAAACATTTGTTATATTAAAAAATATATATATATTTGTATCAGTTATTAATTAAAACACTATGAAAACAATTAACACAAACAAATTTTACGGTTCTCATTCAAAAATGCCAAAAGGTTATGGGGGTTGGATATTTCAAGACAATTATGGTAATACAACTGTATTTAGTGGAATGTATAAAGACGCTAAAAAACACGCTAAACAAGTTTTGACAGGTAGTACAATATATGTTTTACCATAAATTTATAACATCATGAAAGCAATAGCAAAAAGACAAATTCGAACAGCAAAACACCATATTATTAAAGCAAATGAAGAAGTAATAATATATAGACAAATCGGTGTTAATAATGTTAAACTGTATCAAATTAACGCGTCATTTGGTTCGTTTACAACAACAGAACAAATAGTCAAAGCGTATTTTAATTTTCAATAAATCAAAAAAAATCAAAAAAAGTTTTGTATATTAAAAAATATAGTTATATTTGTAAAGTAATCAATTAAAAAAAATAAAATGTTAAACGAAAATTTTAAAGCAACGGGAGAAAAAATAAAATATGAAAACGGTAAAGTATTTTCAATTTATTCAAAAAACACAAAAAAAGGTGTTCGATACTATATTTATTCAAGATTTCAAATGAGATATTTTCCTATTTCTCAATCAGATATTAATAAATATATTTTATTAGAAAATTAAAAAAAACTTAAAAAAAGTTTGTTATATTAAAAAGTATTATTATCTTTACATCGTTAATCAATTAAAAAATAAAAAAATGCAAGTAGCGAAAACAATTTTAGAGCAATTAGGGGGAAACAGATTTTTAATCATGACTGGTTCAAAAAACTTAATTGCAAAAAGTAATGGTTTAAGTATGAGATTAAGTAGAAATAAGTCAGGAGCTAATTATTTAAACATAGAATTAACTCCCATGGACACGTATAAAATGACTTTTTCAAGTATTAGAAATTTTAACATTACAACAAAGAAAGAATTAAATGACATTTATTTTGACCAATTACAAGAGATATTCACAGACATAACTGGTTTATATACAAGATTGTAAAAAAAATTCATTGATGTAATTAAGAAGCGCTAATTGAAGCGCTTTTTTTTTGTGTTTATATTTTAACCCCCTTTTTGATTACCAAATAATCATTACTTTTGGAGTAAATTTCTTAAATGGCGTTAGAATTTCTTAACAACTTTCTAAATTATTTTAGTGAAGATAGACGATACAATGACTTAATACATCGTATTTTACCACCTCAGGTACAAGTTTGGGGTAAAAAGGAAGCTGTTTGGTTAGACACCTCCGACGCTTGGCGCTTATACATAGACATACCAGAGCTTAGAGCTGTTATAGACAAAAGGGCGACAATGATGGCAACTAATGAGCCAAAATTGTATGACAAAAAAGGAGAACTTGTTGAAAGTCATTGGTTATTAGATTTGATTGATACTCCTAATGCCACACAGTCTTGGAGTGATGTTGTTTATTCAATGAGCGTACAGGACGCACTTTATTCCAACGTTGTTGCCTATTGTCCTCAAAGAAGTTTTAACATTAGGAATTTAATAGTGACTTTACCAGCCAACAAAGTTGAAATCATGCTTAGTGGCAAGAAGCTTAAACAAATGGACAAAGAAAATTTAATTGATAAATTTGTTTTTACTTACGATGATGGTAGTAAAGAATCAATTGAATGGGCGGACGCTGTTTATATAACAACAGCCGATGGTATGAATATCGTAAAACCAATTAGTAGAATTGACTCTTTAAAATTCCCTTTAAGTAACATTCAAGCAAGTTATAAAAAACGGAACGTATTATTGGAAAATATCGGTGCTATTGGTATTCTTTCAGCACAGCAAAACGACATGGGGGGAGCTATACCTATGACTCCTGAAGAAAGGAATAAAATACGTCAAGACTGGTTTAAACGTTCAAAAGACGAATTAATTATAACCGAAGCAAACGTAAATTGGCAACCTATGAGTTACCCAACTCGTGATTTGTTATTATTTGAGGAGCTTACAGCAGATAAAATGGCACTTATTGACGCTTATGGACTTAATTATAATTTGTTTTCCAAAGAGCAAGGAGCGACATTTACAAACGTCCGCGACTCAATACGCATGGTATATACAGATACAATTATACCTGAAACCCAACAGCTTTATAACAACATTATAAGTCAATTTGAACTCGACAAAGAGGGTTATTATCTCGAAGCATGTTTTGACCATTTGAACGTTTTACAAGCTGACCAGAAAGAACAAGCCGAAGTCCGTAAAATCAACGCTGAAACAATGAAAACACTAAATGAAATAGGTGTTGAATTAACAGACGAACAAAAAGAGCAATTAATTAACTTAAATTATTAAAAATGCCACTACCAAAACCAAGACCAAGCGACAATGAAACAACTTTTATAAG